GGCCTCTGGCAGCCCTGCCAGAGGCCCCACGCGAGGCGCCACAGCGTCGCCCAGGTGCCATTGGGCCTCTTTCCGCTGTTGGGTAGCGGCGAACGCCTCTACGCCGCGTAGCGCGCTCACAGCGCCTTCTGGCAGTAGATACGGGTTTGGTCCTGCCATCATGAGGCGATTAACTCCGCGGGAGTGGGGGATTGGCGCCCACTGGGACAGTGGCACTGCCACGAACAGGTAGCTGCTGAACAGCGGCACGTCGACGCGGCGTGTCATGGTGCGGGTGACTGGATCGCGTCGCAGGACTGAGCGGGTGAGGAGCCAGACTTGGTAGCCTTGGCGGCGGAGGTTGGCGCTGGCCCAATGCTCGGCTTGTGGGTGGGTGTGGACGACGCCCCAACGGCTACCGCACCCGAGGTCACCGACTGCGGGTTCTGGTATAGCTACGCACTCGTTCACGCTGGCGTCAAGCGGCATGTGGGCCATCGGGCTTTTCGGCGAGTGGCTTGGTGCGGAGGAGGACGTTGCGTCGGCCCTGGCCGCAGTTGGGACACTGGAGCGTTCGGACGTGCGCGACCCAGGTGGCGATGGGGCAGTTTGACGGCTGCCAGTCGTCCCACCAGTGGCCGCAGGCTTTGCAGGCGCACCAGAGGGGCTCGAAGGTGGGTTGGTGGGTCATGGTGGCGTCAAGCGGCATGGTGATCGCGGTGGAGGTAGGCCCAGGCGTCGGGGGCGTGTTGGCGGATCAGGCTGAGGGTGTGTTCGCGCCAATCGGTGATATCCGGCCGTGACAACCTGCCATCCTTTTCGCGGAGCGGTGCGAAGCCCTCGCGTTCGCGGCGTTGGTAGTAGCTGAGCCAGTGTCGGTTCTTGGCGTCCATGTCGGCCACGTTGTCGTTGAGGGCGGGATAGGATGGCGCTGGCAGTTGTCGTTTCCAGTCGCGGAGCAGGGCGACGAGTTCGCCGTATGTGGGGAGGTATTTACATTCCGCTGCGACGAACTCGAGCGAGACATTTGTGAACGCGTCATCGCCGAACCGCATGGCGAGAAGCGGGGAGAATTCCTCGATGAAATCGGCGGCGTCATCCTCGCTGATCCTGGCGCTGGTGATTTTCCCGAGCCGGATGAGCCAACGCTGGACGATGAGCTGGTCAGCCACTGGAGCCTCCTGCCACCAGCCGCAGCCGGCTGGCAAACTCGTGCATTTCCGCCACTTCCTCGGCGGTTCCCTCGATTGTGGCCAGCCGTTGCTCGACGGCTTTGAAGCCACTGCGAGGTGGTTTTGCCCGTGGGTTGGTTCCCATGGCTCGTGGATTTATGGCGGATTTCCGTGGGTTTCCGCCGATCTCCCGTGGGTTTGTGCCTACAGCCCGAGGATTGGTTCCATCGGCGCGCCGCGCTGGCGGGGCCCCCGGCTCGGCCGGGGTGCCGGCCCCTTCCCAGCCGTGGGAAGGGGTATGGGGTAGGGTTTCTTGTCTTGTCTGGTACTGTGTTGTAGTCGCGCGCGACGTTTCGTCGGGGGTTTCACACCCCGTTTCATGCTGCGTTTCGAAACGCGTTTCAGGCATTCGCATTAGCGGTATGTGATGCGTTTCGGATGGCGTTTCGAAACGCGTTTCACGAGGTGGTTCTGGGTGGGTTTGCCCGTTGGGTTTGTCGGGTGGGGTGGCGCCGTTGTGGTTTGCCCTCCACCGCTTGAGACGCTCCCGGTCAACCTCCCTGGTGCGGGCTGATTTGAGCTTGCGGTCGTAGGCGTCGAGCACCTGTTCCGCTACCACCGGATGATACCAGCGATTGTCGGCGCACAGCACGAACCCGTGCATGGCAACCGGACGGTGCCTGGCCCACGCCCGCATGTCCTCGCCAAAGTCGGCCAGCATGCAAAGCTCCTCCTCGTCGTTGGGCAAGCTGCCAGCAGGGCATTGCAGCATGGCGGACCAATAGAGCTTGAGCGACGCGATGCCGCCGCGGCCATCCTTGCGGGCGGCCCGATACCAGCTGCTGGTGAACATGCGATGGCCCCAGAGCTGCATCCACTCGAAGCCGCGTAAGTCGCAGTCCGGTGGCGTCAGCGGATGCGGCAGATCACTCATGGCCGCTCTCCCAATGTCACCACATAAATCCGCCGGTCACGCCCCACGCCTCGCGTCTCCGTGGCAATGCCAGCTTCCGTGAGCGCCCGCCGGATCTGCCGCGCGCCCTCAGAGGACGAAATCCCCAGGAACTTCGCCATCCAGGTTGCCGACGGCACCCGGCAGCCAGGCGTCAGGCGCGGCAATATCCAGCGCTCGATCTTGGCGCGGTGGGATCGGCCTTCCGGCCTCGAATGTGAATAGCTGATGGACATGGTACGCGCTCCCTTGCTCAGGCCACGGAGCTGCGTTATGAAGGGGGCGTCAGCTTCTTCCCCTTCGGTGGGTGCAACCCCGAAGCCAGTTATGCAGTTACAGGCGCCGCCCATGTTTCCAGCATGGGCGGCGTTCTCGTTTCTACCCTGAGAATGATTGAGTCGGAAGGGGCTCATCGCACCCCCTCCCCCAGCAGCGTCACCACCGCCCAGGTGCAGCCAGACGCCATAGCCCAGCTGCACAGCGTGATCAGCACCGCCCGCAGCAGGCTCATGCCGCCACCATCAGATGCGAACATTGTGCTTGACGCCCACGAACAATGCTCGTATGTCCGGGGGCATGGAAACGGAGACCACGACAATGCTGCGGATCGAGATGGACAGGGGCCGGGGCTGGGAACTGCGCGGCGAGGGCGCCTTCACCGGCACCGTCGAAGAGATCACCAGAAAGCTCCCGGCCTACGCGATCCAGTATCCGCACCGCGCGCTGCTGGATGGCGTCGTGGTCGCAACCGCCGAGCCGAAGCGCCGCCGTGCAGCCCGCTGAAGTCCGCGCCGCCCGCGAGCGGCTGGGCCTCACCACGCAGCAACTCGCCACCGCGCTGGAATGCACCGTGCGCGCCGTGCAGCAGTGGGAGAGCGGCGCGCGCAACGTGGCCGGGCCTGCGAGGGTCGCCATCGCCTTCATGCTGCAAGCACTCCCGGCTGCGCGCTCGCGGCGATTGACAGCAGCAGATCGCGGAACGCGGGCGGGGTTGCGTTCCTGATCTCCGTCTTTCGCTTGCCGCCCACCATCGCCATCATGCCGATGCGACGCGCCTTTTCGTAGCCGTGCAGCTCCAGCGCCCTCGGGTGGATGCGCTGCTCACCGTGCCCCCAGCGCAGTTCCGGCAGATCGACGCCGTTGGCATAGAGCCACGTCGGCTTGCGCGACAGGTGGCCGTAAAAGCCCTGCTCGATGCGACAGCACCATCCACCGCCGATGTCCTGTTGCCAGCCTTCCGCCGCGGGCCAGGGCAGGCCGTAAGCCTCCCACGCATGGCTATAGGCCGGATGCTCCAGCACGCCGCACCAGCGCCGCACAGACGCCAGCGCAGCCGCGAAGCAGCCGCCATCGTCACCAAGCACGAACTGATGCGGCCTGCGCGTGCTGCCGTGAAAGAACCTGCCCCAGCGCTGGCACGGCGGATGCGCCACCACCGGCCACGGGCCGGCATATGTGCGGGCGTCGCGCTCGACCGGCCACAGCTCCACGTCGGGAAGCCCCAAGTACACCCCATCGGCCTGAACGTAGAGCGCTGCGATCATTACGCTGCCACCCGCCCGCGCAACGGAACGCCGGCCGCAGCCACCGCATCGAGCGCCTCAGGCACTGAGCGGACGACAGCCACCGGGAAGCCGGCGGCCTCCAGCCTCGGATGCAGCGCTTTCTGTGCCGGCGAGAGCTGCCCGCCGCGGCTGCGCTTCAGCTCCAACAACACGAGGCGGCCACGCCAGAACACACCGCAATCCGGAAATCCGGGCAACGCTCCGAGACGCTTACGCCGCGCGCCCTCGACGGCGCTGGAGGCGTTGCGCAGCTCCCAGGTGTTCACCACCGCATCCGACGGGCACAGGTAGCGCAGCGCGTCCGCAACGCTGGCATGCAGCTCGTCCTCCGCGGCGACAGGGGCGGTGAGCCGGAACTTGGCCGGGGTGCGGATCGCGACGCCCGCCACGGCGCCACCAACACGCATCGGCCGGTCGTCACTCACCGCCACAGCACCACGACCGCGATCAGCGCGTCAGCCAGCAGCCACAGCAGCAGCAGTTCCAGCGTGAGCACCATCCGATCCCTCGACATTCTATCGAGACGTGCCGCGATCACTCGGCCACCTCGAGCAAGGCAGCGACGCCAGGCGCAGGTTCGCATCGGGTCGCTCCGTGAGATTGGGATTGGCCGCTCTCCAGATAGTCGGCCAGACGACGCAGGCGCACCGCCTCGGCCCGCAGCATCGCCGCGCCGCGCTCGCGCAGCCGATCCCATTCAGCGAGTAGTACCGGACGCATCAGACACATGCGGTAGCGGTAGAAGAGCGTCTCCACGCGCCACGGGCTGATGCCAAGTTCCGGTGCTACGTCAGTGATTGCTGCGGCGCCTGGAATGCCCCAGCGCCGCCGCGCAGCGACCAGCTTGCGGACCAGCATTATGGCTGGCTCCGTCCAGTCCGACAGTTTTCCTGTTGAGCCGGTCACGACCACTACGCCACCAAGCCACGCCAGAGACGGCCGAGCGAGGGTAAGCGTGTGAGCGTCATGTCATTGGTGTGCATACGGTTCCCTCCCTTGGTCGTGACGTCGTCAGGTGTTCAGGCGGCGGCCTCCCCAGGAGGACGGAACCAGTCGTTGGGTTGCACCGCGCCGCGCGTCTCTTCCTTGATCCGCATCATCACGTCGGGACGCGGCAGACGGTCGCCAGTCAGATACCGATGAACCGCCTGCGTGCTGACGCCGATGCGCGCTGCGAACGCCGCCATGGAGATATCGTGGGTAGAAAGATACTGGCGAAGGCGCATGAGGGGATTGTCACCACGCTGGTGAACCCTGTCAAGGATGTCATCTCACCAGCCTGGGCGTGGGATGAATCACCAGAACAACCATTATGCGATATGCCCAATCGCATACGTCCGTTGCGGCTCGCCAGAAGACTGACGTTGGAAGAGGTTGCCGAACGTGTCGGCACCAGCGTTCAGCAACTCTCGCGGCTGGAGCTAGGCGACCGCCGTCTGAACGAGGACTGGATGCGGCGCATTGCCACCGCGTTAGGAGTCGGACCTGCCGATCTTTTCGCGGACAGCACTCCAGATAACCGCGAGCCCGTCGAGATCCGCGAGGAGGCTGCCCTCGTCCGGTTTTGGCGGCTCCTGTCCCTGGACGAGAGGCGCATGATTGCCGCTTTTGCCGCCAGCAAGGGGATCTACATTCTCAACGGAAAACCCAAGAAGCGGCCCACCAGATAGGCCATCACCACTGTGGTGATTTTCCTGTTGACTATCGTCTAACCAATGTGGTGAATTGTCTGCGTCATCTGGCGTAAGGCGTTCACGATGTATGGCTTTTACGGCGGCTCGTTTCGGCAAGGTTCGGCCCTCCCGTTCGTTGTATCCCCGCGTCCGCAAGACGCCTCCAGCGTCAGTGTAATCCCTCAGTCACATAGACCAAGCGATAATTGCGCCAGTCGTTCCGATCGAAACGAGCGTATTGGTGTGCCAAATATAACCGGCACGCTGCGCCAGCAGGCGCTCGATGAGATGCTCGCCAGCATCCGTGAATACCGCGCCGCCAGCCCGCAGTTCAGGGGCTTCTGGCGCCGCCTCGCGCTCCACGACATCGCCCGGTTCAGACGCGACTACTTGCAGCCAGAGCGTGCCGCGTTCGAGGCGGCCGTGCGCCGCAGCCAGCGGAGGGCAGCATGATGGCCTACGACCCGCAATGCGAGCTGCTGGCCGAATACTTCCTGCGTCACCTGGATCTTGGCGCCGACTACCACGAGTCCCTACGCACCCTGGCACAGCACCTCCAGAACACCGCTGAGACATTCCTCAACGGCCTGGAGCGAGCGCTCAAGGACAGCGCGCCATGAACGCCTGCCCCGATCTGCTCGCGGCGCTGCAACTCAGGATGCGGGATCTGGAGCTGGATGCAGTCGCGGTAAAGAGCCGCATCAGCGAGCTGGCCGAGCTGATCGAACGCCTGGAGCACCCGCAGCGCAAGCGCGGCCGCCCACCAGGACCGCGGGCTGTGTTCACCCCCCGCCGCGTCACCCCGTCCGACCCACCGCTGCACGTCGCCGGCGGGGTCAACGAACCGCCCGACGACGACGAACTGCCGCTGCAATCCGACGCCCCCGGCGCGTGACCACCATCAGCTCCCTCGGAGACCGATCATGATCAGCAACGACATACAGGGCACGGCAGACTTCATCGCCGGCTGGGCCCTCCACAAGAAGGACATCCCGTATCGCACCGCCGGCCTGCTGGCCGCGAAGCTGATGGCACTCGCCGATCAGGTGAAGCACATGGAGAACGTCCCGCTGCGGCTGGACTCTCCAGAGGTGCGGCTGGGCTTCCACAAGCTTCGGGAGAGCCACGATGCCGACTGACCAGCTACCGCCCGCGGATGAGCTTTGGGCCGTGCGGGATAAAATCAAGCACCTGACATCGAGAGAGCGCGAGCTGAAGGCGACCGTCATCGCGGACCCTTCGGCCAGAACCGGGAACCACTACTGCGTCGAGGTCAAAGACGTGGCCACGGCCCGTCTGGATGTGAAAGAGCTGCGCGCCATGCATCCCAAGCTCGCCGAGGAGTTCACGCACACCGTGTTCGACAAGCGCGTCGAGCTACGCGGCATCAACGAGGACGGCGAGCTGACCAGCCTGCGTCGCAAACCCGAGAAGGCCACACAATGAGCCAAGCACTGACGACCACCGACACCGCTTCATTCAATCCCGGCACCGGCCTGGTGCCGCGCAACATGGATGAGGCACTGCGTCTCGCTGAGTTCATGTCACGCGCCCGCACCGTTCCGAAGCATCTGCAGGACAGCCCCGGCGACTGCCTGATGGTGGTCGAGCTCGCCATGCGATGGGGCATGTCTCCCTTCGCCGTAGCACAGGGGACCAGTGTGATTTCCGGCAAGCTGATGATCGAGGGAAAGCTGGTGGCTGCCGCGGTCGAGAACAGCGGCGCAATCGTCGGCCACATCGATTACGAGTTCGAAGGTGTTGGCGATGCCCGCAGCATCACCGTGACCGCCACCAGACGCGGCGAGACCAACCCGCGCACTGTCCTAGTCAAACTAGCGGATGCGAAGACCCCCAATCCGCTGTGGGTGAAGCAGCCAGACCAGCAGCTCGTCTATCATGGCGCCAGGGTTTGGGCGCGGCGCTGGACGCCTGCTGTGATCCTTGGCGTCTACTCGCGCGAGGAGATGGGGCCGATCATCGATGGCACCGCAGAGGAGCAGCCGCCGACCGATCGCCGCTTGACCCAGATGGAGCTTGCCGAAGTTGATGCGGCCCGCAAGGCGCTGAACGATACGATCCCGCTGCGCTCCGCCGCCGCCGCCACGCCCCGGGCAGAGCGCAAGGTGGACCCAACGCCCTACGAGGCTGGCCCGACGGAGACTGACGAGGAGAGGTGGAAGCGGAACCTGCTGGCCAAGCTGGCCTCGGCGCAATCGCGGGCCGATGTCGTCGCAGTTGGCGGCCTGAAATCCGTCCACGCAGCGCAGAACTCCGGCATACCGGAACTGAGCATGTGGGTCACGAAAGCGCTGAACCATGCTTTCGACAGGTTCCCCGCGGATGAGACGGAGGCCGTAGACGACGACCTGGACGAGGTCCACATCGAAGGGGAAGCAAAGCTCGCGGCCGGCTGATATAAATCGGGCCGGGGCAGCACTGCCAATGCCGCCACCGGCCCTACCGATGCCGCAGAATGGAGCTACGACATGGCTGACGACATTCTTCCTCGTGTGGCGATCCTTGAACAGATTGCGCGAGAGACCCGCGACACGCTGATACGCATTGAGACCCGGCTGGACCGTATGGAAGCCCGCTTCGACACGCGCATGGAGCGGCTCGATAGCAGGCAAGGCGACGACTTCCGGTTCCTCGTCCGCCTGCAAATCACCCTGACCACAGTCACCATCGGGTTGACGCTGGCGGGCCTTGCCACGCTCGGCGGCCTGATGGCGCACGGGTTCCACTGGGTATGACCGCCGCCTCATCCACTGTGATTGGATCGATGTGATGATTGGTTGGCTCTGCTTAGTTGCAATAATCGTATTGTTCAGCTTCATCTTCAAAGACGCGCTGCTCATCATCGCGCTTTTCGTATGGCCATTCCTTGGAATTTTCGCTGCTTGCATGCTGGTAGGCGCGGCCATAGCTTGGGCCGCCCATCACTGAGACTGCGACCCAAGCAACCCCGCGATGCGTGGCGCTAACAATGGCTGTCCGGCTCCCTGCGCTGCGGCGAACCGCGTAGCTGTCGGGTTGGTCATAAGCTTCCCAAGGCCCCATCCGACAGTTGGAGGAATAGTTATGGCGCCCGCCAACTTGCCAGGCTTTAGCTCGCTGGCAGCCTCGCCAATCCCTTGCAGGTACTGCATCCACCCCAACTGCTCGGCGGTGCCTGATGTGTTCAGGTGACGCTCAGTCGCACGCAGCCGCCGCGCTACCTCAGTCAGGTCACCGAGTTGCCCCTGTACTGCCGGATCTTGGAACAGCGCGCTATGGCCGCCTGGCGTCTGCTGCTGCGAGCGGTTCATGTTGGTGAGGAAAGTACCGGTCGAGGTGTCGTTGTAGGCGCCGGCCATCGACGGCTTGGCCGTTTGTGCTTGCCGCAGCTTGTAAGCCGCCAGCACATCGGCCGCATCCGGCATCTCCTGCCGAACCGCCTGCAAGGTTGTGTCGCCGCTATTCAGGATGCTGTTGGTTGCCTGCTCGGGCGCGACGGTCTCCTGCAGCGGGTTGTTCGCCTTAGCGATCTTGCTGCCCACATTCTCCATGAAGGTGTGCCCAGCCGTAGTGACTGCGTTGGCGTTATTGAATAGCGCACCCTGGCCATTTGCCACTGCGGACGTCCGCATCCCATCAGCGAGGCCGCCGTACATTCGTCGTAGCTGCTGCATGCCGATCGCGTCAGCAATCGCTGGGGTGCCCATTGCGTCACCGATGCGCGTCCTGATCGCCTGCGCCTGTTCCCAGGTCAGATTGCCGCGGCCGATGTCGGTGTTCAGCGCATCGAGCCAGCGCTGCGCCTGCCCCGAGGCCCACGCCTGCTGCGTTGCCGGCATGCTGGCCAGGTTTGGCGGCGCCGCAGCATCTGTGAGCGCGGCACGAAATGGCGCTGTATCGACGGACGCGCCAGCCATGCGCTGATTGAGTGGGTTCCAGGCGGCGGCCTGGCGCCCTTGTGGTCCGTTGAAGACGTTATCCACCCAGTTGCGATAGCTGCTCTGCAGGTGGTCACCGGTTGTCTGCGCGGTGATACCGGCGCCAGCTGGGTCCAGCTGACTGGCTGTGCGTTCCACCGAATTGCCGAATTGATCCAGCGTGTTCTGCTGCACCGGCCGCATAACGGAGGATGCGAACGGCACCCGCGTTGCCGCCGCCTCGGCTGACTGGCCCACTTCGCCTCCCGCCACTGTTCCAAGCAGCCGGGGATCAACGCCTGCGCGCACGAAGGCGTTGTAGGTCGGGCTCATGTTGCCCGCGACGGCGTTGTAGGTCTTGGCGCCCAGGTTCGCGCCGACATCGGCAAACCTGGCGCCCGCGATGGCGGCAGCGATGTTCGCGGTGGGCTTGAGCCATGCTGGCACCAGATCGGAGCCTGCCGCCTTCTCGCCGGCGACGGCCCCCGTGCCGCCGGCCACCAATGCACGCACCGCCTGGGGCGCGCTGGCTGTCGGTGCGGCCACGAACGGCTGGGCGACAGTTGGCACCCTTGCCGCCACTGCCGGCATTCCGCCAACGGCTATGCTGGGCAGCACCGATGCGACACCTCGGTTGAACGTCGAGATGTTCTGTTCTGTCGGCGTCTGGGGTGTCGGCAGGCCGGCGGCATCAAGGCTCTTTGTGACGAGATCAGACGGCGCGGTTGTTGGAACGCCGAACGCTCGTTGCAAGGCGCGCATCGGCCACGTCGCGAGATCCAGCACCCCGGTAACGGGCGAGGTGCCGCCCTCGACCACGTCTCTCGTGCCCAACCCAACGCCGCGCGATCCCTTGTCCCACAGTTGCTTGCCGGCCACCGACCATGAGCTATCAAGGATGCCGGGCGTCGGCGCAGGAGCGAGCGGCAGGTTGTCACCGGACGTAGCCGGTGCTGATTGCTCTGTGTGCTGGCGTTGCTGCTCCGCGATCGACGGCTGCGTTGGGGTCGCATCGGCCGGCAGCAATGGCAGATCGTCGCCTACTGCCATGGCCTGACCTCCAGCGTCTTGGTGGTCCTCACATTGCCACTCTGGTCACGCAGCGGCTGGCCAGGGTTCTTAGGATCAGGCACCGCCCATGTCTTGTAGTAAGGCTTGCCTGGTGGCAACGCCTGTTCCCATTGCGCCTGACCGGCGCCACTCATCGGCCCTGTATAACTCGGAATGACTGGCCCGAGTTCCTTGTCCATCTGTTGTTGGGCGCTTAAGGCACCCTCGGTTTCCAGGTTATGTGCTGGCCGTGTGGCACCGGGGGTTGTCTCATCTGGCACCCGACGGGTGAAATACTTGTTCATCCAGTTGCCCTCTTCCTGGATGCGATTGTTCATGTTCATCAGCATCGCGACGGCCTTCTGCTGACCTCCAGGCGTCGAAAGCAAGCTTGGCAGTTGCGCCTTGAAGGCGTCCCACTCGTATTCTCGTAGCGCGCCAAGGCCTGTCGGCTTCATCTCGGTTGAGATGTTGGACACCAGCCCATTGACCAGGCGCACAGCGTCAGCCGATCGATCAGTCAGGATACCGGCGGTGTTGAACAGCGGTGCCAGGTCTGGGTGGGCATCGAGCACGCTGCCCAACGCGCCACCGCCTTTCGGCAGATCCTGGAGCACAGGCAGGAGTTGCGACAGGCCCAAGTTCATCTGATGCGCTTTTGTCGCCTGTGCAGCCATCGGCTTGATGGTGTTGTCCTGCGCGTATTGGGCTGATTGCTCTTCGAGCTTTTGGTGAAAGGTCTGCCCCGCCTTTGTCTGCTCAAGCTGTTGCGTCGCCTGCCGGTTCTTCTCGTTCTCCGCTGCCGTCTGCGCCAGTTCGTCAGCCTTCAGCTTCGCGGCCTGCGCGAGTTCATCCGCCTTCAGCTTTGCCTGCGCCTGCCGCTGCTGAGCGGCGTCGTAGAGCTGGCGCTGGGCATCCAGCACCTTGGCATTGGCCTCCTGCTGCAGCTTGTTCACCGCATCGGTAGCCGTGTTGTAGTCGGACAGCGACTTGTTCGGATCGCCGCCGCGTCCCGCGCGCGCCAGGGAGAGTTGCTGTGCCGCCGCAGCCTGCGCTGCCTTGGCTCCTGCCAGGTCTGGCATCAAGCTCGCAGGATCAATCTGGTTCTGTGCCCGGAACTGCTCGAACGTCTGCTCGCTGGGGGCGGCTGGCGTGGCTGCAGGAGGCGCCGTTGCGTCGGGGGCGGTTGATGGTGCAGCAGACCCGGCAGGGCCGCCTGTGGGCGCTCCAGGCCCCGCAACCTGTGTCCCTGGACCATACGGCAGCTTGTAGAACTGATGGCCCCCGATGACGGCAGAAGGCTGTTGCCCCGCTGCCCAGGACGGACCGCCTTGGGGCATTCCCGTGGGGGCGTAGAAGTTGGTCGCTCCTCCGGTCGGGTCCGGGACATCGCCAGCTAACACCGGCCGCACGGCTTTATTGAGAATGTCCTGATACTTCGGATCGCTCGGGCTTAGCGCCTCCATATCCGGCCGTTGTTTGTCGGCCCATGATGAGAAAGCACCCGGCTTGAAGATGACGCCCTGCGCGTCCTGGTTGCCTGCCGCCATCCGGTTCTTAATGACGGCAGCCACACCCTGTTGGCCAGCGAGAGGTTCACCGCGCGCCTCGCCCCAGACGGTTCGCACCATCTGGTCCTCGGCTGGGGACACGCCTGCCGGTAGGTTCTTGGCGATGAACGGTGTCAGCGCGACGCCGCCCCCGCCTGGCTTCCCAGCGCCTGTCGCGGTCCCTGGCACGACGGGGGCATTCGTGAGCAGTGGGTTGGGGAGGTTCGCGCCGGTCTGCATCTGCAGTAGCGGCAGCGCCTCCTTGATCCGTTCCAGCTGCAGCTTCTGCTGCTCCATCTGCCAGTTCTGCTGCGCGCCGAGATAGGACGCCGCTTGTTGCTCGGACCCAGCCTCGCTCCGTTCCGCGCCTTGGAAGCCCTGCGCCAGGCCGCCGAACATCGGCTTGCCTGGGTAGTAGCCCGAGCCCGCCATCAGGCTCGTGCCGAAGTCGCCCAGCGCTCGGATGCCGGCACGTTCCCGCTGTGCCGGTGACAGGACGTCGGTGACGGATCCGCCGGCGAGCGCTGTGCCGATCCTGCCGAGCAGCCCCACGATACCACCCCGAGCTGGTGTGGTGTCAGGCTGCACCGAGGGGGGTGGCGCATCGAGCAACGCCAGCTGCCGCCTGATGTAGTCCGCCATCGGATCGGCCGCTGCTGCTGGTGCAGCGGGTGCGGCGCTTGGTGGCGGCGCGGCGGCTGCTGTAACTCCCCTGGCAGCTAGCGCCGCCTGGATCTCCTGCGGCGAGGGATAGTCCGAAGGCGCTACCGTCTGGGTGTCGTCAGGTGCTGCCATGGCTACAATCCTAACAAGCCGGATGTCCGACTGCCGCCGCCCAGATTAACCGGCCGGGCCGTAGCTGGATTGCTGGCGTCGCGGAGCGCCTGCACGCGCTGCATCAGCATTTGGACGAGCGCATTCATGCTGGCGGGGTTGCCGCTGTAGGCAGCCGATGCCGCTTGCCCCGCCGCGGCCTGCGCGCCTGGCGGTAGGTTGGATGCAGCCGGAGACTGTGGCTGTGCCGCAGCTGCGCTGACATCTTTCAGCCCCTGGGCGAGCTTAGAATAGTCGACGCCACCGCTGCTTCCGGTGGTGTTCCAGGCGCTCGCCGGCAGCGCGCCGCTGCCCCACGACGAGTTGTCAACACCAAGGCCGCCCGAGGCTGCATCGTCCCATGCCATCGCTATATCCCCGCTGCCGCGCCGCCGATCGATGCGACCTTGCTGATCAAGCCGAGATACGACCCGATCTGATCCACCGTGGATGGCGTCGTGGTGCCCGTCGTGGTGCCGGATGTCTGCCCGGTGCCCGTGGTCTGGCTCGATGAGCCGTAGGGCACGCCGCTCACCGCGGACAGCAGCAGATCGAGGTTCTGGATCGGTTGCTGCTGTGACCCGTAATACTGCCCCATCTGCGCGTTCAGTCCGGCCTGTTGCTGCGATTGCTGCAGGCCGCCGATACCGAGCAGGTTCTGGAGATACTGCTGCGGCAGCCCCGAGCCGGTCTGCAGCGCGTTGTTGATGTCGGCCTGGTTGTAGCCGGCCATCTGGCCGCCGCCGGTGGCTTGCAACTGAGCAAGCGTATTGCCGGCGCCGTAGTTGGCATTCGCCAGGGTGTTCGCGCCCGAGCCGAGTAGTCCCGCGAACTGGCCACCCCCCTGCGCCTGCAAGCCGGCCAGGGTGCTGCCCTGGTTGCCGGCCATCTGCGCCAGCGTGCTCGCGGCGCCATACCGGTCCTGCTGTAGGTTATTGCCCAGCGTGCCGGCGACGCCGAGTGCCTGGCCGTAGCCGGTGTTGAGCAGGTTGCCCAGGATGTTGCTCTCGCCGAGCGCTGCCTGCGACTGCGCCACGCCCTCCTGCACGCCCTGGCGGCTGCCGCCGAAAGCGCCGGCCTGGTTGGCATTGGCACCTACCTGCTGCAGGTTCTGCTGCAGCGCCTGCTTGCCGAGCGCCATCGTGGGATCGATGACCGCCTGGGTGTAGGGGCTCATCATGCTCTGGGCACCCTGCGCGATCTCCTGCGCGCTGACCGGGCCGCCACCCCAGGCACCAAGCAGCCCCTGGGCGTTGCTGAGACCGCCCTGCATCGACTGCTGGGCGTTCGCGAGCCCGGTGTTGATCGCTGCCTGACCTTGCGACAGCCCGGTGGCGATTGCCCCCTGCGCGCCTTGCTGGCCGGTGTTCTCGGCCTGCTGTGCGTTGCCTAGGCCCTGCTGTAGATACGACTGTGCCTGCGGCAGATAGTTGGAGAGGGCATTATAGATGCCGCCGGTCGTGCCGCCGATCTGCGACGCCATCGCTGTCGGATCGTTGTTGATGCCGTAGTTCCAGCCCGCCTGCGTGCCGGGCGACACATCGGCGACTTGCTGGCCGGGATACGGATTGAACAGGTTCGGATCCTGCGACAGCGTCTGCGCGGTGCCGACGGCCTGCTGTGCGGCACCCGTCAGCCACGGCGGGAGCTGGGTCTGCGACGTGCCGGACGTGTTCGAGGTGTTGTCGGTGGCCGTCTGCTGGCTGCCGCCCTTGTTCTTGTAGACGCCCCCAAACGCTAGGTGGTCCGGTTGGCCGCCCTCGGTGAACCTCATGGCCGGCTCCTATCGTTTCATGACGGCGCGGCGGAACAACGCCGTCAGCGGTGATGTCACCACGACACGGCCGCCGGGCACCGCAGCCGCCGCAGCGCGCACCGCGGAACGCGTGCCGGCCGGGCTGGCGACGCTCTCATGCGCGACGGCGCCGGATGGGGTGCGGCCTTGCACCAGCACAGCACGCTGCGCACCGGATGATGCGAGGGCGTGGCGCTTGCTCTCGGGGTAGCCGAGTTGCTTTGCCAGATGCCCGTCGGTCAGCGTGCGTGCCTTGGCGAACTGCTTCGCCTGCGCCGGCGACTTCGTAACGAGCGTGCCCTCGCGGCGTGTGGCCTTCACGACCCCCGGCGGCAGCGTGGGCGGCAGTTTGGTGCCCTTGGCCATGAATGCCGAGGTCTTGGCGCTCCGCGGATCAGCGACGGCAGCAACCTGCGCGGCCACGTCGGCCACCGGCTCCGGCAGCGTGCCGAGCAGCCCTGGCGCCGGCTTACGTGCCATCGGGGGTCACCAGCGTCTTGTGGAAGGTGGGCAAATGCGGTCTCCACCCGGATGAATAGGCTACCCTGCCCCATCCCTTACGGCCCATGGCGGTAGCATTCGTGCAGCCCTGCGCACGCGCCCATTCGTCTATACGTGGCTCAAGCGCCAGACAATCCGCAAGCGTTCCAAAGATCAGCCAGTAGTAAATCGACTTGCCGAGCGGATAGGTGTGGACCTCGGTGATGATGCAGCCGTCGTCCTGTTCCCATAGCTGCGCCTCGCCGGCTTTCAGCATCCGCACGACGTCGTCCAATCGGTGCGTTTGTGTCCCGCCGCACTCTAGCGCCTTCTGCAGTCTCCACGCTTTCTCGCCACCGGTCAGGCTCACGTCATCACCTGCGTGGTGATCAGCGCGCCCGCGACATCGACGCTGACCACCCAATTACTGCCATCCGGCGCACGCAGCACGATGCTATCGAACGCTGGTGTCGTGGTTGATGGCGCCTTGCCGTTGATCGCGGCAGCCACGAGCGCAAACCGCTGGTTGATGTCACCGCTCTGCGGCGCAACGAACGGAGCCGGGGCTTGCGGCCGCGCCATCAGCGCTTGCCCGCGGCGCTGATGTCGATACGGTTGCGGCCGACGCTGAACGGCGCGTCATCGATCGCCTCGATTCGCATGCGAATGCTGCGACCAGAGATCCGCACATCTAAAAGGCCGTCATGCAGTCGTGTATACAGCTCGCTGGCGGTTTCGACTGGGGACCGAGGTTGCTCGCGGGCCAGGAACCGGAAGCCGAAATGCGGCGCGAGCGTGGGATCGGTCGTGTCATCGAAAACGACCTGGCGTACGTGGAACCTAATATCCCCCTCGCCCTGGTTGATGCTGCCGCTCTCCGCGAACACCTCGCCGGCGCTGGCCCGTGGTGCGCCGTTGTCCGTCCAGCCGCTCTCGTGCTGGTAGAGCGCGCCGCCACCAGGACCGACGCCGCCGAGGATGGGGTAATCCAGCGTGCCGATGCGGTCGCCGGCTGTGCGTGCGCGCCGTCCCAACAGCCAGTAGCCGGGGATCGTCGTATAATTCATGGCGATGTAAGCGTTGTTCTCACCGTCCGATGACGTCTCATCCGGCCAGTCCCACCAGAGTTCAGCGAACTGTGGGTTGGCGGAGCCGAAGAGGCGCCCGGCACCGCCTGCCTTGAGCGTGCTGAAGAACCAGTTCTTCACGTCGCATGGCAGCGGCTGAACGGTGCCGTTGTACAACCAAAAGTTCTGCGCCGACATCCATGCGACGAACGATCCCGCGCCGGCGACCGCACGCGGCGAGATGGGACCGCAGCCCGCGCCGATCTGGTTGATGCCATAGGCATACGGCGGCCCGACATAGGTCATCAGATGCACGTCGTTCGTCGTGAAGATCATGATCCCCGCGGCCACCTTGCACGCGGTGAGCGCAGCCGCACTGGTCACCAGCTGCTTGTCGCCCGCGAGGTTGGTCACATCGGCCGTCCAGACGGTCATATCCTCCTGGTCGGACCAGGCGACGCGACGCGGATCGCCGCCGGCACCGTAGAGCACGACCTGCCGCTGATCGGTGACGATGACGCCGCGGTTGCCGACCGGCGCGTTCAGCACCTGCGTGGCAGGCACGCCGGGCGTCTTAGGATCCCAGGAATACAGATGCCCGTCCTGGGTTGGGACGACCACGAGCAGCTCGCCGAATGTGTCCATCGACCACCAGTCGGTGACCGCGCCGAGGATGCCGGGTGGCCCGATCGGGCTGCCGGTAGGTGATGAGATCCCGTACTTGCCATCGCCGTAGAACCCGAGGCCGTAACCGCTGGCATAGCCTGGCGGCAGGATCGGGGGCGCACCGGTCGGCGTGATGTCGTAGAGCGCGCCCGTATCGAAACAAAATGCCCAGAGATGGGTATCGGTGCCGAACGCCGCCCAGCGTTGGTAGCTGTTATCGTGCCAGGTGACGACGTCGCGCGGAACGTCAGAGACGCCGCTGCCCTGCACGAGGGCGTTGCCGCCGACTGGCACCAGCACACCGCCACGCCAGCGCACGTTATTTCCGGTGAACCACCGGCCGCTTGTCGCCTCGCTGGTGCTCTCGCGCACGATGCCTGGCGGTGGCGATTGGGTGAGCCTAGGCACTGGTCAGTTCCAGTTGCGTCACGCGCTCTGCGAGTTCGCGGATGGCGTTGCACGCGGCCAACAGCAACGGTCCCAGCTGCGTGCCCAACTGCCCTGGCAGCAGCAGCGGATCGACCGATCCATCCTTCCGTGGTGTTGCCATCTCGAACACCAGTTCGGGCATCACCTCGCGCGTCTTCTGCGCTGACAGGCCATAGTGGGTCACGCCGTCGTCTGTCGTGCCGCCATCGCCGTTGTATTCAAAGCGGATGGGCAGCAGCTCGCAGATATCCGCAAGACCCGCATCGTATGGCCGCACATTGCGTTTGACGCGCTCGTCCGAGGTTGCGGCCCATGAACCGCCCCCGGGCTTGAAGCCGTTGCCCACGATGGTGAGGTTGCCGCCGTAGGATAGTTGCATTTGAGACGTATTGGCGTTCCAGAAGCGGTCGCCGGTTGACTCGTTGTAAACGTCGGTGACGTTGGTCGCCCATTCGAGGATCCGCTGCGGGAAGCTGCGCGTGATGGTGAAGTCGGTCACCTGTGAGCGGGCGAAGTAGATGGCGCCATTGACGGCAAGGGTGCTGATGGTTGCCCCACCTTCGCAACCGAGGGCGCCTTTGACATCCAGGCCGCCGGTCACAACCATACTGCCGGTGATGGTGCCCCCGGTCGATGGCAGGAAGCTGCCGGTCGGCCCGGTGCCACCGGTCAGCGTGTGCAGGAAGCCGTCGAGCGCCGTCCAGTTGGCGTTGAGCTTGTTGCCCCACGTGTCTTGACTGCCGCCTATTGTTGGTAGATCGAAATGGTAGTTGGGTGTAAATGCATCACTCATGGGCGCGCTCCTCGGCGTCCGCTCCATTGCCACGAGGCGGCATGGTCATGGCCATGGGCGGCGGCTGCAGCCGCTGGATCTGCGTCTGGCATTGCCGTTCGATGTCGCCGATGAGTTGCTGGATGGGCACCAGGGGCCGCGCCAGCGTCTCCAGCACCGCGCGCCACTGGGCGATCGACAGCGTGACGCTCAGCGGCTGATCGGGGGTGACCTGTGGGTTGTCGCTCATGGGCTATTTGATCCCCGCCGGTGGCTTGCCGGGCCATGGTATCGGCGGCGTCAGCGCTGTCTCAACGGGATCGTCCGCGAGCGAGATTTTGTAGGTGGCGCCTGCGTCATAGGGCATTAGGATGATCCACCCGAGGGGACCGAGGCCGCGGCGTCTGCCCTGCCAGCCGACGCGCCTGATGTAGTCCTGGCGGTTGCCCTCGGAGAGCACGCCGGGCGTGCGCCGCGCCTGCTTATCGTAGAGCACGTAATGGGGTGCGCCATCGCACGGCACCCACTGCGCGTTGGGCTGTGCGGTGTTGGACATTGAGCCGGCGAATGTGGCCATTATGCTCTCCTATGCCGTGACGGTTTCGGCGAACGGCCACGCCCATGCGTCGATTGTTTTCGCCACACCATTCCAGCCGTTCGGATACAGCACGCTCGGCGGCCCCTGCATCACGAGGTTGCCGCCCACGCCGGTCATGACCCCAGGTGTCGGGCCACCGGGGCCATACCAGGCATAGGAGACCTCCAGCGCATCACCGGGGTTGATGGTGGGACCGACCGTCAGCAGCACATTCATTCCGCTGATCGATGGCGTTACCGGCAACTCCACCCCAGCGCGATAGACGTGCCAGCCGTATTGCGGCCACACCTTCAGGCCGTCGTCCGCATTGGACGACTGGAACGACATGACGCCAGCGGCGAAATCCGGGGCGCTGGGACGGGCCATAGGCACCGTCAGCACCTGTCCGCTCCGGGTGATCGCACCGCCCGTCAAGGGGCGCCACAGCGGCGTCCAGGCGATCCCCTTGTCCTGCCACAGCCAGCGCGCATACCCCTCGATTTCGCCCCAGCGTGACGTGCCATACGGATCGGTGTGGATGTTGCCAAAATACGCCTCGGTGTCGTCGGAGAACTGCCACGGATAGGACGGGCCGGTGGGAAACACGCGCCCCGAATACGTGCCGCCCTGACCGACGGCATTGACGCGGCAATAGAGATAAGTGGCCCATTCACCGAGCGCGTAGGATGGAATGGAGACCGCTCCGGATGTGGGTGCAGGCAACCCGAAATAGAACACCATCGGCGGCCCAAGCAGATCGAAATGCCGGATCATGTCGTCCAGATCGGCTTGCTTCTGCGATGTGGAATCTGCGTTAGACGAACTGCCCTGCGTGTAGCCCACCGACGACCACACGATCCCGGCGGCATGATGGTATGGCATCGCCGCCTGTGCCTGCGTCAGCACCGTCGTCATGTTGTTCCAACTTTGGCCCAGGCATTGGATCGAAGTAGATGCGGCGGTCTGCGGTAGCCCCAGGTAATACGTGCCCACGCCGCCCGTGCCGGTGCCCAGCGCGTTGATAATGGTGCCGACCGGCAGAAGCGGATGGGAAATGACCTGATTGAGCGCCAGCGTTCCGGTGGCCACGGCGCTGACTGTCATAATCCCGAACACAACCTGCGCGGTGAATGATGCGGCGGGCGACGTGCCGGTAAATGCCGCGCTGAGGATCGTGACATTCAGTCCGGTGTTATAAGTACCGGCGCCGCCAGCGGCTGTGCCGAACGACTGAATGGTGGTGAGCGCGTTGATGCCGGCCCCGACAAGAACCTGTCCGGCCGCGAGCGTGATCGTTGACGGTGCGCTGGTAACCGTCAGCACGGTGCCGCTGACCGAGCCGGTGACAGTGCCGCCGGGAGCGAGGCCACCGCCCCGGCCGGTCGTCCATGTGCTGCCAGGCCACGCGGCGCAGCACTCGACAACCGGCTGTAGTGCCGTCTCGCCATCGCGGACACGCAAGAGTTGCTGTGCCAGAACTGCACAGCGCCCGATCGCGAACGTATCGCTGGCGGCGTAGTTGGTAATGCCAATGATTGTCCCCGTGGTCGAGATACCGGCACTGTTGCTGAGTGGTCCCGGTAGAAAACCGCCGCTGACGCCGACGCTGGACACCATCAGCGCAGTGGGGCCGTTATTGTTCAGCCCGAATGCGCCAAAGCTGGGAAAGTCATTCGACCGCCACGACTGGCCGTAACTGATATGCCCATCGTAAACGATCGCATTGCGATAGTCGGTAGTCGAGCGTTTGTTGAGCAGAGCGAGCATCAGAAGCGCAGCCGCAGATAGCCGTCACGGCCATTGCCGCCATTACTGTTCCAGCCGCCGCCGCCGCCGCCGCTACCACTGCCGGCTACCGCTGTGGTGCCGACACCCGGCACGGTGCTGCCGGCGCCACCACGACCACCGCCGCCAAACATGCCGCCGCCGCCGCCGCCACCGCTGCCGTTGCCAACGCCAGCGCCGCCACCACCAAGGCCACCACCGCCGCCAACCCCCCCGGCTGCTACATTGGTGCCACCGGTCCCACCGCCGCTGCCGCCGACGTACCAGACGCTGGCCATGGCAGCCTGGGCGCCTGCAATACCCTGCCCTGGCGCACCACCAGAGCCACCAACGCCGCCCACTGTTGAGCTGCCGGGGGCGGCTCCGGGGTTGCCTCCCAGCAATTGGTACGTATTAGCTATGCCGGCCAGATTAGCGCCGCTGAGTGTTGTCAAGCCGCCCGTTGTCGCCGCAGCACCACCAACGATACCGCCGACACCACCTGCACCGATTACGATCGTCAGCGTGGTCTGCGGTATCAGCACGAGCGGATATGCGGTGAACATCGCACCCGACCCACCACCACCGCCGCCAGACGCTTGTGTGCCGCTGGCGAAGCCGGGTGCGCCACCGGCACCTGCGCCGCACGCATCGAGCAGAGCGCCACTGACGGAGGGCGGCACCAGGAACGTATAAGTCCCGGCAGTGAACCACTCAATAAAACGAACGCCGGCTTGCGGATATGCGATTGGCATCGCTCACCACTCCTTGGCGACGAATTGCGCGCCGTTCGCATCGCCAATGATCGAGACCGACGTAATCGATGCGCCGCCAGTTTCGCTCTCGTAGTAGGCGCCGGGCGGTATGAAGGTGCTGTTGTTGGCGGCAGGATCTGCGGCGCCGCCGAGGTCGTTGAACCACAGGTTGGCGTTGGACTTGTTCTGCAGCGACCAGCCGTGGCGGCTGGCGTTTGCTGGCATTAGGGTCTGCGCCGTGTTGGCAAGGGTGATCGTCCCCGAGCGGTCGGTTTTGGTGACGCCGGCCATCGAGCCTCCTCCTCCGGTTGCCCATGCGGCGTCCAAAGTCGCAAAGTTGCTGTTGAGGTGAAAGCCCCAGGTGCCATCGTCCATGTCGTAGTTGGGCATATACAGCCCGAGGTTCGGCGTGGTGGTGTAGTCGGAGCCGCTCATGGCGTGGTGCTTCCCGTGAGAGTGCCTTTGGCGCGTACGTTGCCTGACGTATCGACGCTCCACATATCGACGCCTGCCACCACGTAGTAGAGGCGGCTGGTCGCTGTGCGATATTGCAGATAGGCACCGGGTGCGCTGTTCAGTGCAGGACCGCCGTTGAAATCAACCACCTGTCCTGCGGCCATCCGCAACGCCGCAACCGGGTTCGAGCCGTAGTTGAACGGCGCGCCTGCTCCGCGCGCATCGAACACCTGATAGGTGTCCACGAACGTATCCACACCGTAGACGCTAGAAATGTAGCTCTTGGTCGCGGTATTGTCGCCACTGATCCAGATGGCATGTGAAAACCCGCTTTCGACATCTGGCGCCCCGACCGTGCGTGTCAGGGAAATGTGAACGGCTTTGCGATTGCCCACGTTGCCCCATGAGCCGAGGTTGGTGGCGTCATCCACGTTGGTGGCTCGGATGGCTATTTCGGCACCAAGCAGACCCCGGCCATTCGCGCTGCTGGCCAATCCTGTGTCGTCGCGCGATACCG